ATTCGCCCTTGCGCTCTCTCATCATCTCTACTAGGAATGATTCAGCCATAGACATTCCATGCTCGATTAGATTTTGCTTAAATTCTGTCATCATCGGAGGCGCGCTAGGGTTGAAACGTGTCACGTCGCGCGACGCTAGCCATCCAGCTATAGCGACGAATCCACCAGCGCGGTACCATTCCCAAATTTTGCGGGCGCGGTCTGATTCCATGCGCGGCGCGGTTGACCATACGCAAAACCAGCGGCGATCTTGCGACGCCAGCGAGATAGGCACGGGATCATTACTAAAGGCCAGCACGAACAATCTATTAGCCATCATATAAGGGTGCAGCCCTTTACGATTGATAGGCAACATCTCAGGAGGGGCGGCAATGATTGGCTTTAATTGGTTAGCCAACTGGCGACGCGTTGCGGCGTCCGGCTCTTTTAACTCGTTAATAATGAGAATCTCTGATTCAAGCTGATAGCCCCATTGTGAATTGACGCTATTGTTATCCATAATGCCGCGATTCTTTAAATGATCGCCGCAAATAGCCCAAATGAATGGCGCCCAGAATGTATCTTTACCGCTGCCCTCGTCACCAGCGTGTAGGATCGCATGGTTTACTTTGATCTCAGGGTGCTGCACTTTAAATGCCATTACGTCAAATATATGGTTCAGCTCGAGCGACTCTGGCACTAGCTCTTGGCAATGATTCAACCATAATGAAATGTCTGAGCTTTCAGCTTGAGCGACGCTTGGCCTTGCATCCCGCCAACGATTGCCGTAAAGGTCGCCATCGCGACTGACCAGCACATCTTCACCGGCAGCATAAGTAATACCAACTAAGGCTTTCGCGCCCATCGCTTGACGATTCTCATCAAAGCAAACTGACGCTTCGATTTTCCTTCCGGTGTGGATTGACTTGCATGGCACGTGACGGAATAGCGCGTTAAATGTCTGACGCGACACTTCGCGGCGGTCTTGCAGATCAAAGTAGGACTCGTCATCTTGGATGTAAGCAAAGCGCTCATACCAGTTAGCTTTCTCGATCCTGCCCAACTCTTTACGCTCTATTTCTTCAATCAACTCAGCCGCCGTATCGCGATACACTTCATTAGGGGTTAGCTTGGACAACGCTATATTCATTTTTTCGGCAAGCAACTCATCACGTAGGCCATGATCGACTTCAGGGCCACCATTGTCAGCGACCCAATCAAGGAACATCTGCGAGCTAAAGTCTACGCAATGACCATGCAAGCAACAAAATGAGCGATCAAGCGGCTTGTAACGCCCTTCAATGTTGCCATCGGTATGCTCTGCGTTGTTAGGGCAAACAATGCCCATCCAACCCTCGCCATTGGCAGGCGACAGAATCATGCCCTGCTCGTTAAGCCAAGTGACGACTGAATCCTTGCCGGTGTCAGCAAGGCGAATGGCTACATTAGTTGCGGTGTCAGCAGGGTCAGGCACCACGTCAAGGGCAGCGCAGATTTCTTCTAAGTTGTATTCACGCTCAGGGTGAAACTCAACCAAGACTGATTTAAAATTGTTGCGTCCAGGCTTTAAGTTCACAGATCCAGGCAAGCGGAAGTTACGAACCGCATTAGTTGCGCCTGGGTCGGTGTAGCCTGCCTTGGCAATCGCTTTGATGGCTGCGGTAAAGTCACCCTTGGTTGGTTGCTCTTTAAATGCGTAACCCCATTGGAATGATCCTTCTGACGTTTCCATGATCCATGTAGGCGCAAGGGGTGGCTCTTTAGATTTAGTGCCGATGTCATCTAACATCATCACAAGGACGTATTCGCAGTTGGCGGCTGACGCTGACACTTTGCCATCGGCAAAGCGATCGAGGATAAATGAGCCGGTATTGCCATAGATTGCCCAATCAGGCTTGACCTTGGCAGTTGGCAGGAAAGCAGGCCAAGTGCATTTAATCGTGCCATCGGCATGGGTCTGCAAGGCTCCGTTGCCGTCTAATTGTGGTTTTTGTCTAACAATTAAAGCAGTTTCACCTTCAGGGGCTAAATTAGTGATATATTCTACAAAGTTCATCTGGACTACCTTTCGTGAGGTTTGCCCCCTAGCTCATCACTAGGGGGCTTTTCTTTTATTTACCGTATCGTTGCATTGCATGAATTTCTACGCCAAGGGGTATGCCCTTTGCCCAATCAGGCGGCGTACACATTACTTCTTCCATCTCTTTTATTACTTGTTCTGTTTGTTCGGTTTCGCACTCGACCACAATTTCATCATGGACGTGAAGAATAACATCATCCAATTGACGTAAAGAATGTCTAAGTAAATCATTGGCGACCGCTTGGGTGATGTTTTCACAGGCTAAACCTTTCCATAATCTTGCACGGGGCCATTCCTTTGCATCTGCTGCTGGCTTCCATGCGGATTTAGCGTAGGTAATACCATCGGCTTCTAGCTTGGCAAACGGATAACAAAGGACTCTGCCCGAAGGTAAAGCATACCAAAGATGTTGCCCGTCGTACAAGTAAGTTACGCGCCCTGCGCTAAACTCAAAACCTTTATTACGCATCGCCCTTGTGTATGCTTCTTCTAGGTCTTGCCAATAAGGTGTTGCCCACGGATTAGCCATGCGCCAACCTGCAACCATGCGCTTGGCTTGTGGTTCAGGTAGCAAAATGCCATAAGCTCTGCCCATCGCCGCAAACGCGCCCACACCGCCTGCAAAACCGCAGGCTAGCTCTTGGACTTTACCGATTTGCCTTTGATCGCTACTGACTTCTTCGACTTTGACGTGGAAGGTTGCGGCGGCGTTGACTTTATAGACATCTTCGCCTCGTGCAAAAAGCGATAGCTTCGAAATACCGGCGTCGGAATTGGAGAGCCAAGGGTTGACTCGGGCTTCGATTCCTGACCAATCGGCAACGACCAAGGATTTTCCGTGCATCGGTATGAGCGCTGGTCGTAACATTCCCTTGAGGACGTCGGTAACTCGTCGTCCAAAGGTAGGGACAATTGCATGGCTTCTAACCATAGCTTGTCTAACGGCATCAGGATCCTTAGCGCACTTTCTTGTGAAGTTGTGGACTTGGGCGCCATAGCTACTTGCCCGACCTGTGGCTGACCCACCAGCGAACACAAACGCGCCACGAACTCGGTTATCTTCTTCATCTGCTAAATCCTTTAATCGTTTGAACTTCGCAACACTAGACGCCCATAGGTCGTCCGCACATTGGATAACATCAGCAACTTCCGGCGGTATTTGGTCGGGGTTTTCTTCAGCAAGAATAAGTAAGTTAGCTCGAACTGACTTGTCGATCGAATATTTCTTGTCGCCATCTTTATACACTTCCATTAATTTTTTAGCTTCATCGCCAACACGCGCTAAGACCCACTCACGCATCTTAGGGCTGCGAACTGAGGTGATTTCACCTTCAGTCACTTCAGCGACGATCTGCTCAATCTCTTGTAATTCCTCACTAGCATAGCGTACTGCGGCTTCGCACAGGGGCTTATCTAGTAGTACGCCGCGGTCATTGATGCGCTCATTGACATGGTAGTCAAGCAACTCATCAGGGGACAACTGGCGCATGGCCTGTGAGATGGCTCGCATGGTTCGCACGTCTTGCAGGGCGTAGTTACCCATTTCTGCCATCAAGGTGGGGTCTGTATTGAATGTACCATCAGCCTTGGGGATACACAACAAGCGAATCAATTGATTGCCTCGGTGATCCTTACGCATACTGCTACTAGCAAAGCGTCCAACATCCTCTAGTGAACCTGGAGCGCAGTTAGCCCGTGCTTGTGCAGCGGTGCAATACCATTGCGTCAACACAGGAGTAGGCACTTTGTAATCGTGGCATAAAACAAACTCAGTAATGAGGCGATCAAAGCCTGCGTTGTGCGCCCTGATCTGCTCGTCACTAAAGAAGTGCTGGGCTACACGTTTGGGGAATGGTTGGTCAGGAGTCCATAGTTGCACGTCCTCATCATCAAAGGCATACGCCATGCAAATGACTTCGGTGCTTGGATCCTGAGCGTAGTTGTAAGATCCACGACTGCGTAGATCGCATCGGGATCTTGTTTCGTAATCGAGCCAGAGTATGCTCATTTTTTGCTGACCTCATAGTAAGCTGGATCGCACCCAAACAACTCTTTTAAATGCTCTATCTCTGCTTGCTGCTGAATAATTACCCCCCGCAAGCTTTGCAAAGAATCTACAGGGGGGACATATTTACGCACAAGGTTAATCATTCGTTTTGCGTCATACTCGTACTTTTGCCAACGCTCGCCCCACGGTTCAGGTATGGGGCCACCATCCCAAATAAGATCATGCGCTGATTCTTCATCGTGTCCATCTTCAATACACAACTCATAGGCTAATTGTTCCCATTCCTCTGCGCCTTCCCAAAATTCCGTTACTAGCTCATTGCTCATTTTCTTTATCCTTTACTGTACTGTGGGTGGGGTGGCAGTCTTTTTAGTCGTTCGTCTGCGAGTACTTAAGCTGAATAGTGTCAGCCACCCCTATTTTTTACTCTGCTACTGGTTCTACAACTTCAGCTTCCGCAGGTGCAGGTTGCACTTGTGGAATGGCTTGGTTCTTGATCTTTTCCGCTAGCGGTTGTGATACTTCCGCAGGAATCGGAGCCTTGTTCAAGGCAATCAAAATCGTATTTACTTCTTCGACTGTAAAAGTTAAATTGATTTCTGGCATATTAAACTCCTGAACGACGGCGACGTGCTGGCGCGGCGGCTTCAGCTTCTACAGGCGCTTCAATTTCTTTCGGCGCTTCTTCGGCTGCTGCTTCGCCATCCATACCAACCCATTCCAAAACCTTGAAGATAGGGGTATAGATACGGCCATACGACTTGTGGGTGTAATGCTCTTTGCCAAGCTCAACAACTGGAACTGGCTTAGATTGATCCTTTTCTACTTGCGTAGCAATAGCAACAGCTAAGGCTTGAACCGCTTTCTTACCGCCAATTGACGTTGTGGTGTAACGCGCTTCCATACCTTTATCTTCACCATCAAGGCACTTGATAGACATACCAACTTGAGTTTCCCAACCCTTTTTAGCACCAGGAGGCGCTGCTTCAAGTTCAGGCAATGGCTGGCTTACGCTGACCATCTTTTCAGCCAACACTTCACCATCGCCCCACGCAATGTAGCCGTGAACGAATGAAAAAGGATTAACTGCCCATGTTGAGTCATTTTCGATTTCGGTCTGATCTGCACCAAATACCCAATGACCTGTTTTGTCCATCTTGATAATAACGGTGCCTGCTGCGCCTACATCGGTTTCAATGGTACGCAACGCTGTGGCCAATGACTTTACTGAAGGGAGATTTGCACCTGAGAATGTTGTGATATTAGACATGATTTGATTCCTTATTGAAGTTTAGAGAGGGCTGCGGTGAGTTGCTGCCCGATTTGTAAAACCGCAGGTCTTGGATCAGATTCCTCAACCAACGTACTACCACTGCTTACTGCTACTACTAATTCTTTTGGTAATTCTAAGTTATATTTTTTTAATACCTTTTCCGCTTGTGCTGGCGAAATAACTTTTTCAACGGTAGCTTCTTTTCCTAACCGCATTTCTAATAATTTAGCTTTTGCCTGATCTTCGTCGACCCATTGGCGAATAGCGCGTTTAGCTACCAATTTAAAGCCTGGTACTGGTTTACCCGCATCTAACACTTGGTGCGCTAACCCACGCACATCAGCAATCCATTGCTCAAGCATATCGGCTTTTTTAAGATAATCAGCGATCTGCTCTACGTTAAGGATATCGAGTTGAGCGTGTAGGGCGCGGTCAGCAAGACCTGTCATCTTAGGGCAAGTAGGCTTGGCGGCGCACCAACGGCAATGATCGCCTGCGTTCAATGGTGCGTCAGGCATTTGGCTGATCTTGACCGCCATCGCTAGCTCTTGCTCAAACGCTTTAATACGCTTTGTTGTAGTAACCCAACGCTTTACAGATGGCGGTTGCACGATGATGCACTCGATCTCGTCGCACTCGTCAAACACCCATTGCACTTCAGGCGTACGCATAGCCGCGGCCGCGTAGAACATCAGTTGAGGATTATCGTCAGCAGGGACAGGGACGCCAGACCCAAACTTCCAATCGAGAATAAAGGCTCTTTTACCGATACGACCAAGTAAATCTGTACTACCGAATACGCCAGGAAGAAAATCACCGAACCCGACACGCGTTTCTGTTGCATATTCCATTTCCTTATTAGGGTCGATGTCATCCAAAGCTCTAAGCGCAGGGTAAACCTTTTCGTCAATAAGCTCTTGGGTTAATTTGATACCTTCATATTCCATGCCAGCAAATGACTCAGGCGTTTGGTTTGTAGTCAGGATCAAGTCCATGACGTTATGAAGCAGGGTGCCTTCGTCAGCGTATTTGCTAGAAGGTTTAGGGGGCATCTTGGCGCACAAGGCTACAGAGCCAGGGCAACCGATGACACGTTTGGCAGTTGAACCGCCTACTACGCTGGAGTGTTTCGTGAGTTCCATCTTGATTCCTTTACTTTAGTTGACTGAGATTAAACTTTACCACAAAATTTATTTGTGTGCTAAACTTTTTTACATGGAAAAGAAAACTAAACCTGAAAGAGAAGCAGAGATTGAAAAATACTTTGTTTGGGCGGTGGCTTCAATTGGCGGCAAGACTTATAAATTCAAGTCTATTAGCCAGCGTGGGGTTGCTGATCGTATAGCTTGTTTGCCTAATGGAGATACCTGGTTTGTCGAGATCAAACGTCCTAAAGGCGGCGTGTTATCGCCTATGCAAGACGTATTTGCGGATGAAATGTGGTCGCTAAAACAAAAATACGCTTGTTTATGGACAAAAGAAGATGTTATGAAATGGATTGCTGAGTTATGAGGTACATCGTTAAAGACGAAACAGGCGCTATGTTGCGTTTGTTTAACACCCGCCAAGAAGCATTGGCATTTTGCCAACAAGGTTGGTCTGTTGTTATTAAGCCACGCCAACCTAAACCTGATTTGCACAAGTTACTTGGAGAAGCACCATTTTGAAATTACGCGATTACCAAGAAAAGGCAGCCGACTTCTTGTACGAGAACGACCGCGCTATGATTCTTGCCCCTGTGGGCGCTGGCAAGACCTGTATCACGCTGACAGCTATGCAAGATATGTTGCGCTATGGCTTTGTTAAACGGTGGCTTGTGTTGGCTCCTAAGCGTGTCTGTACTGACGTATGGCCTGTAGAACAACCGAAGTGGGCTACTGATATGCCATTAGCCGTAGCGGTTGGTACGCCTGCTCAACGCGCTAACGCATTACATTCAGGCTTTCCGGTAGTGGTCACTAACTACGACAACATTCAATGGCTTGCTGACCAAGAGCTAGACTTTGATGGCATCGTGTTTGACGAGCTAACCAAGCTCAAGAACCCGTCAGGCAAGCGTTTTAAAGCATTGGCTAAAGTAGTAGACAAGATCAAGATTCGTTGGGGTTTGACAGGTTCGTTTACGTCTAACGGGCTTGAGGACGTTTTTGGTCAGTGCAAGATCATCAACCAAGAGTTGCTTGGACGGGCTAAGGGCGCGTTTATGCAGCAATACTTTGTTCTGGTTAACAAAGACTTTGGCGAGTGGGAGCCACGGGTAGGTTCATTGGCGCAGGTTATGGAGCGTATCAAACCTGCAACCTTCCTGTTAGACGCAGGTGAATACGCTGACAAGTTGCCACCATGCCACACCGTTGAGATGAAATGTGACTTGGCTGACCGCGCCCCATACGAAAAGATGAAGAAAGATTTTGTCATTGAGTTCAAGGACGTGCAGATCACCGCCGTCAACGCAGGCGTAGTCACAGGCAAGTTGCAGCAAATGGCAGGCGGTTGGGTCTACGAAACGACTACAACGGCTTCAGACACGCCTGGGCGCATGAACGTGACCAAGACGCCTATTTGGTTTAGCACCCACAAGTTCGATATGCTTAATGAGTTGCTTGAGGAAAACCAGCACGACAACACAATCATTGTTTACAACTATATCGAGGAATTGGCTGAACTTAAGCGCCGCTATCCCCACGCACAGACAATCAACGATGACAAGGCTATTGAGCGTTGGAACGATGGCAAGATCGAGTTGCTACTGATTCACCCTAAGAGCGCAGGACACGGGCTAAACCTTCAGCATGGCGGCAATAAGATGGTTTTTGTATCTCTGCCTTGGAGCCTTGAGTTGTACGAGCAGACAGTAGGCCGCCTGCACCGCAGCGGTCAGAAGCATGATGTATGGGTTTACCTCTTATTAACCAACAAAACGATTGATTTGAGGATTTGGGACGCCCTTAAAGATAAACGGGCATTAAGTGATATTGCATTGGAGGAATTGAAATGAAACTACTAGACGAAGCAAAGAAATTGGCTGACGACATCCGCGAATATGCGCCAGACACCAACATTGAACTAATGATCCGCGACTTAATTAAAGAAATAGAAAGGCTACAAAGTGAAAAGATTGCTCGCTCTTAAGGCAAAATTGAAGGTTAAACAGGCTGAATCAGTCATAAGAGTGCGTAACTACGGCGCCGCCTCTAGAGCCTTGACTAGAACAATTGAAGAAATACAAGCCTTGAAAGAAAGGATTAAGAATGAAGAAGCTAAGTTGGCGAGCCTTAAATAACCAGTTATCCATGATGAGCGAGGAAGAAGTGTTATCCCTACTACAAATGGAAAAGCATGGCGAAAAGCGGGCGTCTGTATTGCAGCGCTTACATCAACGCTACAACACGTTGCGCGTATCCCGTGAGCGTATTGAGTTAATGAGTTTGGCGGTAAAACCATGATGCCACCTGATTTTAGGTCATGGAGCCATGAGAATTTGGCTAAATTGGCAGAAGAAATGTATTTTGAAATGCGAGCATTGCGCCAGGACGTTAAAGACGCAATTAAAGCTTATCGTGAAGTAATTACTCAGGAGAAACAAAATGATTAAACCAGTTGGATATATCAATGAAAATGGCGTTTTCTTTAAAGAATTAACACCAAACCCTGCATTTAACGCAACGCTTACACCCGTTTACACCGCGGAGCAATTAGGCGTTAAGGAGCCAAAATGAAATTCATATTACAAAGTGTTGCATTATTAGCCGCGTTTTTAGCAGGCGCCATTTGGGAAAACCAAGCGTATGCCCAAACAACTTACCTATACGGCCCACAAGGCCAAAGCTTAGGTACCATACAGCAGTCAGGCAACGCGCAGTATTTTTATGGCCCACAAGGTCAAAGTCTAGGTAATGCTCAACAATCAGGCAATACAACTTATGTTTATGGCCCACAAGGTCAAGCTGTTGGCACTGTAATGGCACCGCTGCCTGTTTATCGTGCGGCGCCTGTGTATACGCCTAATCCATCGTCTATGACGCCTATGTACGACTCGATCTTTGGTAGATGACCACTAGAACTTGCAATAACTGTCAACAACGCAAGAACAACTCGACAGGAAAAGTAGTAAATAACCCAAGCGGTCTAACCTATAAATGGTTTTGCAAAGACTGCATCACGAAAAGGAATGAAAATGAACGCAATAAAGAGAATTTGGTTAGCGGTAACGAACCCACCATCAGCAAAAAGTCTAGCGGCTAAAGAGCTAGAAAACGCCCGCCGTAGCTATTTAGAGCATAAGACCCACGCTGAGTATTATTCAACGCTATGCTCGTTTGAAACGCAGCGGATTGCTAGGCTTGAGAAGTACCTTGAGCCATTGCCAGAGAGTCAGCCTTAACTTCAGCAACGCGGCGGCTCCAACCTTTGCCAAAAACGATAAAGGTTTTGAGGGATTCTAAAAATTCCATCCGTTTAGCGCAATACAACTCAATTAGCCGGGCGGGATCCGCCTCGGCTTTTTTGACTAATGCAGCAGTAATAGAGCCGTAGCCGCCATCTGGAGTAGCGCCAACACACGACTGTAAAAGCTTAATGGCGCGCCCAACCCCTGAGTTAACAGCGACATCAAAAACAGCATAGTCAAGACCAGATACAAGATCATTAGCTCGGCAAGCATCCCAATATTTCTTTCGATATAAAGGCGCTACAAGCGCAGGCGTCAACGCTCGCATTTGCTTCTCATCTACAGGGTGTCCTACCCATTCTCCCCATACTCTAGCAGTAACGCCGAGATTGGTCATACCGCCAGGATCAGACGGATGATTTACAAAGCCACCTTCATGGACTAATAGTTTGGCTAAACAGTTGTCAAAATTAGTGTTCATTTAATGGTAGCGATCTCTCTAATCCAATCTTGCAGGCTTACTAATTGCTGCGTGGTAATGGCGCAATCAAGGGTAAAGTTGGCGGAGGTGCCATTAACGCTTCCGGCGGGGTTGGAAAGGGTGGGCAATTGACTGCCACCGGTGTACTGCACCCCGTCATAACGATTACGCAAGGCACCCAACTTAGCTTGAAATTCATTGACAATCCCCTTATTGACTAACGCCTGTTGCTTTTGAACAGACTCGTTTTTCGCTTCTTGCTCTCTTGCAACTGTTTCAACTTCTGCTTTAAAAACCATAAATCGACTGTGTTCAAAGCTATAGCCAAGGTAAGCAGAGCCAAGCAGAGCAGCACAAGCGAGTCCCAATTTAACATATAGCAGCGGGTTCATGGATTGATAGGTTCTTTGGTAACGTATCTAAGCAACGCAACAATCACACCAACTACGGTAATAATGATGCCGTAATACTTAGGATCAATGATTGATTGAAGATAAGGTAAGTTATCAAATAAAGCCCCAAAAACAACTAGGGCTACGGAGAACCACATTGTTTTGGACTTATAGCACTTCATCTGTAGCCACTTATTCTCGGTGAAAACACGAAAGTTGCTTGATAAGGATCGGGCTTAACCGGTACGCCATCATCCACCAGAGCGCGTATATTCCACCCCAGATTAACATACACACAACGGCTATAACCAATAGGAGTAACAGAAGTAAATTGAAATAGTCCATTAGCGTGAACCAAGCACCAGCCTGCTTTCGCATTGTCGTTGTCCTTGATAGTCTTATCACCTTTTACAATAGTGTAATAAGGATTGTTTAGATAGCGGATCGCAAACGCGTAGCATGGGTTGCGCCAAAGCCATTTGACCTTAGCCCAATAGCTAATACCGTTTATGCGTTCAAAGGTAGCGTCGCCATCAAGCGAATTGTCAGGCGTCTGGAACCAAGATAGCCAAGTCGGTAAACGTGGCCCTATGCCCCATTTAGCGTGGTTATCGAGCCACCCTGCCTGCTCAGTAGCCAACAAAGGCAATACAGGCGCTAGGACGATAGCGATTAGCGTCAGGATCAAACTGACCGGCACTAAAAGCAGGTATAGAGCGTAGATCATTTGTTAGTGAAGAAATGAATTACCCATCCAACTACAGCGCTTGCGCCGGAAACAATCAACATACCCATCCAAAAACCACCTCGGCCTTGGTTAGCTAACGCAATTAAATGGTCAAGATTCTGCTCCATTTTATCCATTTTCTTTTCCATGCCTTCTAGCTTTCGTTGGTAATCATCAACTTTTTGACTGATTACGCCGAATTGGTAAGGATCATATTCCGCCATATATAACTTTCAAAAAATAAATTTGGTAAAGATATTAGTATTCATCCTTAACCAATAAATTTGTATCCCCTTTATTAGGGGTGTGCTAATTAACAACATTATCTTACCAACGCATTTTCGTTTTGTTGATACTCCGGCGGAGTAAGGCGGTTTTGATTCATGTAGATTGGAACGCCTTTAGCAGTAGCTTGGGACATCAATTCAATCACTTTCATACGTTTTTCAGCAGGCAACGTAGACAACAGTTCTTCGGTGCCTTTACCTGATTTAAAGCCGTCGGTCAGCGTTTTCATAGTCTTTTGACCTAGCGCGCTTTCAAGGATTTGAATACCTTTGTTGGCGGTAGAGAATGTAGCGCTTAAATAAGACGGCAAACGGAACTTATTAAGATGGGACATATACAAGTCACGCAGCGCATCTTGACCCGCAGAAGCTTGGAACTCAGCTTCCATTGTGGCTTTAGGAATCCGCGCAGTTTCTTTTAATACGCTTACTTGTGTTTGAGCGCTTGGCTTCATTAGATCGTCAGCCATTTGCTTGGCGATGTCGTAGTTGCCTGGGCCAAAAACCTTTTCAACTACATCAGGGCTTTCGCCTTCAACCAGCTTGATAAAGCCTTTAGGATTGTTCTTGTACAAGTCCAAAGCTTCAGCGCTTAACTTCTGTTGAGCGATGCGGTTAGCCCCAGCAGCGTATTCGTCCAAATACTTGCCGTAGCCTGTACCGCCCGCTTTTTCGATAGCGTCAACGATTAAAGGCTTAACCTTAGACAATACACCCGCTGCCAACTGCTTTTGAGTCTTAGCGTCAGCGGTAGGGTACAGATCACGGATAGCAGCGTTAACAGAGTTCTTACGAATAGAGTCAAGCGCAAACGCATCAATGACGCCGCCTTCTTTAGTCCATGCGTTGATGTCATCAGCCACGCGGCCAAGTGATACGGCGATGTCTTTATTACCCGCAAACTCAGGGTTTTTACCAATCTGAGCGATATTGGTGATAACAGTGTCAGGCGTCAATGGTTTCAAGCCATGCGCTTCTAAACTGTCAACGGCGGCTTGTTTAAAGCGGGCAGCGTTGCCAAAGTTCAATGAAGCGTCAGCAGCTTGCGTAGCCACCTCATCAGCTTTCTTAGCCAATTCTTTAGGGTAGTTGTAAACGGCTGTACCTGACAGACCTGTTTCGGCAACCTTAGCTTTAGCTAACGCTTCAGCGCGTGGGGCAGCAGCCGTAAAGCGACGTACATCGTCAACCTTATTAGCAGCCGCCATAGCCATACGATCAGCTTCGGTTTGTAATTGTTTACCAGTTGTGCCAGCAATGTTAGCGGCGGCTAACTCATTACGTTTAACAGGCTCAAGAGTTGTATTAAGGGCGTTTTTAGCACCTTCTTGGGCTGCTTTAGCTTCGGTCTGGGTTGTGCCACCAACAAGCTTAGACAAGGCGTTAACGCCTTCTTCTTGCTGTAATTTATTAAGTTTGACAACAAACGATGGATCTCGAGCCAAGCTCTTTTGAATCAAAGCTTGAGCAGTAGGATTAACAATCCCTGCATCGGCTAAGGTTTGAGATACGCTCATGCCAGGCTTGGCATTACGCAAAGCGTTAACGGCTAGCTCAATATCTGGGCCAAACGCATCCCGAGTCATCTTAGCGGCCTTTTGCAATGGCATCTGAGCGATGTCAACTACTTTACCTACGGCTTTAGCAATGATCGGGGCGGCAACTTGACCGCCTACTTCCATTGTTGCGCCTTCTAAGACGTTCTTAGCGGCGCGGCTAACATCAGCCGCAGGCGCTTGTTGTTTTACATTACCAAGGGCTATGTCAGCTAGGTTAGTGATTTCTTTACCAATACCATAACCTAGACCTGCACCGCCAACTACACCGATTGGGCCAGCAGGGGCGCCTAATACACCGCCAACAGCGCTAGCACCAGCTTCAACGGCTGGGCCAAGATACTTACGGGCTGTTTGCGCTACTTCATAAGCGCGTGGGTTTTCTTGACCCCAAGCAGGTCTATTGTCAATTGGCTTTAAACCAATCTTGGCGTCAAACTCTGCTTTAGGAAGATCAGCATAGAATTTTTTGTGTAGTGCGTCAGCCAATGCCGCATCGGACATATCAGCGTACTGCGGATACTGCGCGCGAACTTCAGCAATTGTTGCCATTATCTAATTCCTAAAGGATCATCTTTTCCACCAGGCGCAGGCGTAGCACTAGGAGCGCCAGCTTTGTAATCATAAGTCATATCATACGCTTCACGAACACGGGTTTTAGCGCCACGTACATCATCAGCGACACGGCCGAGTTGTTTACGTAAATCAGCCGCATCTTGCGTACGATTAAGCGTACCAAATGCGTCTTTGAGTTGTTGACCTTCTTGGTTAGATACGTTACCCAAAGCACCGCCAGTTGGGGACGCAGCGCGCATAGCGGCAAGTTCTTGGAAACCGCCGCGGGCCACAATACTGTCGTACAATGCTTGCGCTGCACGGCCTTCTTTAGTGGCAGACGGTGTACGGCCATAAACAACACCAGTAATGCTATCCAAACCAGGATGATTCTTAAGTGTTTCAATATCGGCGATTAATTTATCAGCTTTAGACTCAACCGTTTTAATAGCTGTAGTAGCAACAGGGTATTTAGCCTCACGTGCTTGTAATTCTTTAGGCGCTAACGGTGTTGTAGTTGGGCCACCTGGGATAGCTTCTAAATTCTTACCGTCTTGAGATAAACGATACCCAGCAGGGATCGTACCTTGTGTAAGACCTTTTTGGGCTATTGCCAAATGACCTTGTTTAATTCCTAAATCAGCGCTTTGAGCCGCGCTTAAAGTAGTTTGCTGGATAAACTTATCGGCTTCTAACATCAAGCTAGTTTTGACTTTGTTATCAAATTTAGCAGGTAAAAACTGAGCAATACCAGGTAGTTGTGAGCCAACTTGTTGACGCCATAAGTCGTATGTACCTTGGTCATTGATTGGCGCAAGTGTATTTCTAGCGTTAGTCATCAATTTAGCTTCAAGTTCAACTTGCGCGGCTTTATTTTTTGTTTGACCTTGTTGCAATTCCAATGCAAGCTTGGGGCTTACCCTACCTACTTGAGCAATATAGTCTGGTGCATTAATGTCCAAACCACGCAAAGCGTTGCGCTCTTGCATGATCTGTTCAGCTTCTTGCATCTTAAGATTGTTAAGACCAAACTGTTGCGCTTGTGCAAGCGCGTTCATTGGGTTTTCTAACTGTACAGGGCGTACACCTAAAGGGATATTTGGATCAACTGGCATATTTATTCCTTAACCTTGATATGGTTGGCTGTAGTCATATACGGGCGCTGCTCCGCCGCTTCTGCCACCTGTATCATAAGCAGAGCGATTGCCACCATATAAGCTCATCATAGCCGCTGTTTGCGCTGCGTTACCTACCCCGCTTAATGCAGTGTTGTAAGCATTAGCAGAGCCAATTTGACCTGAAGCTAAAGCATTAGCCGCGCCCATTGTGTTAGCCGCTTGTGAGTTACCAAATGAGCCTACGTTAGCGGCTTGGTTACTTGCGCCTGCTTGACCAATGTTTGTCAAGAATTTTAATGGGTCTAGCAAGTTGTTACGGTTTAATTGAAACGTGTTTTGAGCGTTAGCGTAGTTTTGCAAATATCGGTTAAATGAGTTTTGATATTCTTGCGAACCCATTTCTTGACCGTATACTTGCCCCGCTTTGAGGGCATTGCCAGAGATCAAACCACCTCTAGCCGCCGCAGTAGCGTTCATGGCGTTCATGCCTTCTTTAAGCCTAAACGCATATCCAGGGTCAGCTTGATAGCTAAACGGGCCATAATTGAACGCTTGCGTAGCCGCACCGCCTGGCTGCGTCATAGCAGCCAATTGATTAACCGCTGTTGTACCCGCTGTTGTAAACGGTTGTTGTAGTGCTATTTGTTGCTGAAGCGCGGCGTTTTGCGATGCCGTAGCTTGATTGGCTGCATCGGCTTGCGTTTGAGCAGCGCTTTTTGCTGCGTCGCTAGATTGTTTACCACCGATTAGACCTGTTACGGCGCCAATCCCTGCGGCTCCAAGTATTGCTGCACCTGTAGAAACGGCCATTATTTCACCTCTTTAACGAATGTGCGCTCTAAAGGCGTAAACCCAGCGCGTATGTAAACTTTTTCCATCTTGTCAGCCCGGTCATCTTCTAACGCAATCATAAACAAAGACTTCGCATTTTTCTCTTTAGACCATTGTTCAATCTGCTTGAACATCTTGGCTCCTGCACCGCTTCCCCGTGCAGTTGGGGTCAACCACCACCATAACTCTTGCGCTACTAAATGCGTAGGGCTGAAATACAAGGGATAAACTAGCGCTCCCGTAATTCCCACGATTTTACTATCAATTTCAGCTAACCAGATACCTACATCGGGATTATTTAACGCATTTAGAAAGAATTTACCATAGCCATCAGCGTCAAACTCAGCAACGCCGTTCATCGGCGACGCGTCATGGAAGTCTTTAGCCAATACAACGTATTGGTCTAAATCCGCTTCGGTCGCTGTTCTAACGATCACGCTTTGTCCTTTTCTTCGGTGACGCGCAGTTGACCCATTATTAATTTCTAGCGGTAATAATCATGTTTTCATATTGGCCACCATTGGTTACTGAAGCAATACCACCTTGCGTAGCAATTACATAAATTTCAGTTCCAGCAGCAACATCGCCTAATTCAAAAGTTTGACGAACAAAGCCTGAAAGACCAGTTGAACCATAAGCGGCAACAGCGCCGTCAGCACCAATACTTAAATTCAGCGGTTGTGTAGATTGACTTGTTCTTAATACGGTCGTAATAGCTACAGATTTAAGACCGCCAGCAGGGACAGTAAAGATACCTGTTGTATCGTCATAATCGTCAATAAATCTAGCTGTATCATTCGTATTTGCTGAAGCTGTCCAAATAAGTGTTGTAGCTGTATTTAACGGTAATGTCTGCCCATCGCAGTCTGATACTTGAAGAATGACACGCTCATCAAAATGAGCAATACCACCTTGAATACCGTTTAAACCTTGAACAAAGTTCTTTCCAAAGCTCTGCGCGTCGCAATAAATATTGCATACGGTGTTGCCTGTAGCGTCGATATTTCCTACAGTTCTTGCAGAACCAGCGTAGAAATTGTTATTTAAAAAGCTAACAACCCCAGCGTACAGCGCAGTAACCGTAACCATAGCCGCAAAGTTACCAGCATGATAACCAGAGCAATTAGTAAACCTTGTAGCGCCGCCAGACACAATTGGTGTTAATGAGTCTAAATTGCGGATAACTAAATATTGACTTGCGCTTTCCATTAACACTTGGTTGCATACTACAGAACCATAGATGTTGCCTATTGCTGGGTACACAATAGGGTCAACTACAACAGCGGCGCCTGTTGTGTTATCTACTAACAACATTTCACCGCTAGTAACGCCAACATAAGCGCCTTGCGATTGAATAATAATTCTAGGTAAAGATAGCCATGCACCTGAACCGCTACCTGTATTTGAGTTAAGAATTGTGCCAATAAAATTAATTACCGTTTCGCCGCCAAGTGCTTGAACGCATTGAGGGCAACCATAGGTGTAACCGCCTTTAATAGTAATTTCAGAAAGAACTACGTCTGGCTCGGTTAATTTACCAAACTTCCAACCAATTTGTGCGTTGCCAACAATGACGTTTTCAAACATCAATAAAGATGTAGCTCCTGCGCCTTCTTGATATACGGCAATACCGCAATCGTAGCCAGTGTTGTAAGACGCTGAAACGCCTAGACGCCCTGTAACTACAACGTCTACGGAGTTCTTAATGGTCAATACAGATTCGTAAGTACCAGTATTTTTACCGATTAAAGAACCTGATCCATAAATACAAAGCCCATTTTCAACGCCGTCAATAACTACGTTCGAAACTAAAAAGTTTCCATCGACAATTTCAATGTATTTGCTTGTGGCAATAGCGTAGTCAAATGCTGCTTGGATGGCTGCGGTGTCATCAGTAACGCCGTCACCAACAGCACCAAAGTCTTTAACTGAAGGGCGCTCGCCAAGTTTTTCGTTAATAAACCTATTGACGGCGCCTGTAGGGGTTGCGCCGCCGTTTTTAAGGTCAAATTTTGGGATTAAGGTAGTCATTTTATTTTGCCTTTAATAAATCTATTTCTGCTTTAAGTTCTTTTACGGCGGCAACTAAAGTAGCAATTAAACAAGAAGTGTCAATATTTTGATAGTCGGGTGCTCCATCATCTTTCACTGCATCTTTTTTACCCATCACGGCGCTTGGGAATACTTCTTGAAGTTCATGGGCGATAAAGCTTTGCCCTTTTACGTCAGAGCCTTTCCAAGTAAAGTCTACAGGATTTAACTTGTCAACAACAGCAAGCGCATTTGTTACGGGCGTAACATTCTCTTTTAACCTGTAATCTGAAACGGATCCATAAGTAGTTACTATGCCATTTACAGAAATAGCACCAGCGTACACTAACGCGCTGCCATTGTCTGAATAGAAATTACAGATAGACCCTGAAGTGGCGTTAACAGCCCAATCAGAGTTTGAATTACTTTGATAAACTTGAATACCACCAGTCGATGAATTTTTAGCGCCGAAACCTAAAGCTCTAGTTGAAGCAGGTAAATTTGTACACGCAACTAAGAATTCACCTGAAGAAACAAAGCGTCCAACTTCATTTGCAGATGCGTTGCCATTCGTAGCAAAACGTAAATTACCCCCACCATCAGTACCAATAATTGCGCCGCCACTAGCAGGGCGGAAGTACATGGACGACGTTACGTTATCTGAAATTGCAATTGCAATAGCTCCTGTTGAGCTTACGATGTCTAATATTCCTGAACCAGGCGGTGTGCCGCCTATTCTTAACGTAGTTCCGTTGTAATAAAAAACAGAGCTAGAACTAAATGCGCCTGTACCATTACCGTACGGAATATACCCCGCAGTAAGGCTTGTTAATCCAGTACCACCGTAAGCTACGCCAATCGTACCAACATCGCCTGAGCCAAGCAAAGTTACGCCGCCTACTGTTTTAATATTGGTGCCGCTAACTAACGCAGCTTGTTTACCATTAAAAGTAGACCAATCAGCCGCCGACAATGCACCTCGATTAGTTGCTGAAGCAGTGGGTACATTAAGAGTAATAACAGGGGTAGTTGTGCCATTAGCTACAGTAGAGCTAAGGTCTGTGCCAGTTGTGCCAAGGGTCAACGCGGCTACGGATGTAACTGTACCGCCTGAACCTGTGGCAGATAGCGTACCGCCTGCAAAACTAATACCTGACCCAATAGTGACGTTGCTAAACCCACCTGTGCCATTGCCGTACAAAATGGACGTACCGCTAGTAGCAGGAGCTTTACCATTAAATGTAGACCAATCTGTAGAAGATAGCCAACCATTAGAACTAGCGCTTGATTGACGAATAGGTACGGTGTTAACAACGCCGCCGCTATCTTTAAAAAACAAATTTTTATCTGCAATATTAATGGCAATTTCAGAGCCATTAGTGCTATTGGTTAAATTACCCGCACTTGGTGCATTGGTAGGTGTACTGCTTGAATACAGCAGAATAGGCGTAAAGTTGGTTTGGGCCATTATTTATCCTTAAGCCATTATTCCAGAAGCAAGATTTGTACCTGTAAGACCTGTAGTAGTTATTTGAACTCCATTAATAACTAATTTATTAGCTGATCCACCAGTAATCGACGTAGGAACCATTGCAGTGCAGTTAACTTCGTTATATGTATTTGTTGAACCAGAAAGGTTAACACCAGTAGCCCAAACATTTGCGCCGCCATTAATAATTGGTGCAATATAATTTCTGTTTGAAGATGTTGTAAGAGTAACCGCTGCATTAGTAGACGGATTTGCAGCCCCATTACAAGTATCTTCAATTCGGCATCCTTGGGCTGAAGTAAGCAAAATTGCCCCGTTAGTACAAGCGTTATAAATATTGTTAACACTTGAAACCATTATTGAACTATCAATAAACAGCCCTAATAAAGCAGTAGGCCATCCAATAACTTGATTATTTACTAAACTTACGGGGCCAGCACAATCCACAATTCCAATACCTGCGGTTGCAGCAGCGCCCGAACCAGGGGCAAAATAGCTATTAGAAACATCAATAGCTGCGTAAACAGATAAATCTAATATATGAAGTCCCCATTGAGTAAAGCCATCAACAATAACTTCGTTTACGTGGATATCAGCATCACCTGACTGTGCTTTTGCGCCCCCTGCGCTACCAACGATTTCTACCCCAATAGAACAAGTAGTTACTTCACAGCGATTGATAAATGTATCTGCGCCAGCCGTAGCTAAAAGGAAGCCACGGGAATTAGACGTTGTTAGCGCTGGGACACCGCAGCCTGCGGTGCTATCCGCAAAGTAAGTAGAAGCATTACCGCCAGCAGCGCCAAATGAAATAGCGCCATCAAGATAATAGCCAACAAATTCATCTGTTAATGTACCTGCGTTACTAGCAGCTAATGTTCTAGCAGAATAACAATCTGTAAAATATGTACGACAAGTTGCGCCCATATAAAAACCATATTGGCTATCCCAAGAATTTACTTTACTAAAATAGGTAAATAAAGTCCATTTAACAACAACGCCATAAATAGGAGTGGAGCCAAGAGTCAAAGCAACGGTTCTAACAAAAGATATTTGATTTACAGTTGTTCCAGCTAACCCGCCACCAATGCTTCCAGGATCAGATAATTGACCAACATACATTAATGTTTTGGTAGCGTCTGCCATGCAAATACGCGTTTGAGTGCCGGTACCGGCAAGATAGCCCCAAGCATTACCTTGTAGGGTTCTACCGTTTGTAGTTAAATAAATGGTGTCAGCAATATAGTAATCAGCAGATTGAAATTGAGTAATAGGTAAAGCAACAATAGCTGCGTTAATGGCGGCTGTACAATCGGCGCCAGAATCGTTTATTACAGCGCCCCACCATTCAGGGTAGCCTGTTAATTGATTAGTAAAAACAACTTCACCCGTACCTACACAATCAAATATTTGGTATACGCCCGCTTGAAATGGCCCTTCAATGGTGAGCGTAACCCCTGTATCAATTGTAAATAACGCGCCGTTTTCAACAATTAATTGAACTGTAGCAGGGACAGTAGTGTTAGATGATATGGAAATCGCTGTTTGAACAAGAAGTGATTTATCTTCAGCGCAAACCAAAGCGTCATCAAAATTAGCAAAATCTGCGGCTGAAATAGATTCTTGCAATTTAGACTCTACGCTTCTATCAATAGCCCCCGCGCAACCTTCGTTATATACAACAGCCGCCGCAGTTACAACATTAGTGTTAATTGGTGTTGCAGTGCAAAAATCAACTACATCGCCCACATTTAAACCATCAACAAAAGTCACTACAGTTGATGATGTTTCTTGATAGTTAACACCTGAAATTTGTTTAGAGCCGTTAACAAATACCAACAAATTATTGGTTGTAGGCTGATAAGTAAGCGTAGTCAAAGTAAATACAGTTTGACCTTGTGTAGCTGTTTGTTGTTCTTCTTCACCAGTAAAGTTAACAAAATTAGAATTAATACCTACTAAATTGTCATAAGTGCCGATTAATACGTCATTAGTATCTTTAAGAACAAATTTGTAAGAAACACTGTCTGCAAGCCAAATTTCACCACTGTCAGGCACTCTGCCTGCGGCGTTAAGAATAATTGGGTTAGGGTGCGCTGTGGCGCCATTTGAGCTAGTGTATGTTGGGGCGGGGGTTGTTGTACCAGCATCGTAAGTGTATAGCTTGCCACCGGTCAATACGTTGCCGCTATTATCAAAGAATTGTGCGGCAGCGCCAGCAACAGGGGAAAGGTTAACGGCCATAAAAAGCTCCTAAATTTAGACTGATTCTATTATGTTTCGCTATGCTTGTCATTTAAAAGTTGCCCCCACCAATACCGCCTGTAGAAGTCAAGATATTGCCATCAAATAGCAACTTGCTTGATTGGGCCATTGTACTAGCATCAGAAGCATAGAAAAGCTGATTAGCACCGAATGTTGATAAACCTGTACCGCCTCTAGCTGTAACAAGCGTACCTGATACAACTTGATTAGCATCAATACCAATAGCTACGTTTTGAGCAAAAGTTAGTGTACCGTATTGATTGACAGTAAATTGACCAACGCTTGCAGCGCTACCGTAAGTACCTGGTGTTACGCCTGAATCACCAATAGACAGGTTTACATACCCAGGATCATACGTGACGTTAATACCAAAACCACGCAAAGAAGCGGGCTCAAACACATTGTTGGTGTTGCCAATGATAAGTTGGTGGTTGCCAATTGTATTTAAACCTGTACCGCCTTTATCGACAGGGACTACGCCAGTACCAGTAAAGCCGTATATGTTCCAAAAGAACCTATACCACTCTGTCGTCATTGTGGCTGAGTCCGAATAAATTAATGGGACTTTAGCCGACGGTAATAGGGTAATGTTAGCCATTAGTGTTTGTGCCGCTGAGGAATAGTTCAGCACCCACAATAACGACCTTATTAGGATCTGTACCTGATACTTCGTAAATGCGGTCACGTAGCTTTGTAGTCATGCCAAGACGACGCCATAGGGCGCGGTAGCCGTACTCACCAATCTTACCCATTGAGATCCAATGTTCGCTAGACCACGTATGGCCGCCATCATCAGACCAACGAAGCATAACCTGTGGATCAGAGCCTTGGCCTAGGTTAATACCTACGCCTGATTCGCAAGTCAATTGAAGGGTGTGTTGGGCGGTGCGCTTAAGGTTATTTTGATTGGGTGGTAATGGGCGCCATGAACGTACCCACTTTTGAATTGCCCCGTTATCAGAATAAACATCAAGGTCAAAAGCGTATAAATTGCCGTTTTCGTAATCACCAACAACTGTTTGGCTGTTGAAGTTCATTTGGCATTGCCCACGATGGCGGGTAAATGCGCCGTTGTTCCAACTAGCCCGTTCATGCCATGCGCCTGTAGCTACGTCGTAAACCCAAGTCTTATTAGCTCTTGGGAAATTTAAAACGTAAAAAGCATGGCCTTCTTGCTGATATGTATACGCCTCCGCATCAGTAATATCGCCATATTGCTGAATAGCGTACTCTACGGCGTGGGTAGATACGCGTTTGCCTGTGTAGCCTTGATTACGATAAACAATACCGTAGCCACGGGGGTCAGCGCCAAGCCAAAACAGGCTGTTATCAAGCTTGGCGATAGAGAATGGGGCTACACATCCAATTTCGTTGTAAGCGCCTTGAATGGGCGCTAAAGGGAACGGTGTAGTGGCTGCATCGTACCAAACCTCAGTTGTGCCTTGACCAAAAACCCAAACTTCACGGTTATTGTTTACTACCGCTACTACTTCGTCAGGGGAACTTTCAGCCGCCGCAAACGCTAATGGATTAATGACAGTGCCGTCAAGAATTTCAGTTACCCAAATAATCTGGCTATTAGGCTGATTAAACGCAAAGTAACCATCAATGTAGCAAACGGTTGTAGCGCCTGCAAAGTCAGGGTCAGTAATCTTTACAAACGTATCAGTTGATTCAGTGTAAACGTAGCCGTCCGCACCTGCGGCGATAAAGATTTGTGTACCGCTATCAGCAATAGATACAGGGCCAGTACCGCTAACAGTGCCTAATAAAGTGGCATTGTAGTCAGTATCAACTTTGTAGAACTTATTGCCAGACACTACGTAGGCGTCTAAACCGCCTGTAGAGTGCGTCCAAAGCCCACGGATGGGGCCAGTGCCAATAGTGGCAAGCTTACGCAGCCCTGGGGCGCGGTTAAGAAAACCCCCCGTCTGACCACCTTCGGGGATGGCTTCAGGAAAGAGGTTGACCATAGTGTTATCCGCAGCATTTACGCTACGGGCGACATAAGCTTGGCCTAAAATCGGCGTCTGCATTAGTAGTTACCGGCAAAGATGTTGTAACGCTGACGAGTAGCCACAATGCTATAAGGCATAGCCATAATGTCGTCAGGATTGTTGATCCGCTTAAGATTGCGCTTAGAAGTCATCGCAATACGAGCCACATTGGGTGGCGGCTCAACACCAAATTCATTGGCAAATTCACAAGCTAGATTGTATTTAAACGCCCTGAGATAGCCAGGAGGCATATAAATGTCAGTTGACAAGCTTGGAACGCTCATCAATTCAGTCACCGAAACAATATGAAATTCCAATACTTTGGTTGGAACTGGGTATACCGTCATGGTGATATTAGGAAATTCCATGTTTACCCACATCACTTGCGGGTAAGTAGAAGTCACAGTTTTAACCGCAATACCATCATATTGCTGTTGGTTAATTAGTTTGATACCAAAAGAGATACCAGACTGAGGGTCACGGAAATAAGAGGCATCATCAACCAAAATGGGACGATTGCCAACTGTATCGCCAGTAGGCCCTAGGGTATGGGTTTTAGTGTTTGGAATCCAAGATACGATCTGATCTTGGGTAGAAAACACAGACAGACGCTCGGTATTCCAAGAGTCAATCATTTGATTTAACGCGGCTAACGCGTCTTGTGCAGTAGCGGCAGAGGGTGTTTCGCCTTCGGCGAGCATCCCGATTAAGCGTAATGCTCCATTAATCTGTTCGGCGGCGGTAGTAGCCATAACAACTCCTTACTCTGCGGTTTTACGACGTCTTTTTACTTCCAGTGTATTAACAGGAGCCGCTGCTTCAGTAGGTTCTTCTACTGCTTCAACTTCTTCAGAAATTGATGGCGTATCAAGAGTATATCGTACCCAGCCATTTTGTTCATCAAATTCTGCTTCAGCTTCCATAGTAGCAATTTTGTTACCGTGGTCAGGATGTTTTAGATAGATAATTGGCATGGTTTCTTTAGTTAGATAGGGGGCTTGACGCCCCCTAATTTATTACGCTACGACAGGGTACTGCCATTTAGTACCATCAGCAATAAACAATTTGCCTAAGCCAGTTGCATTGGTAGTAGTAGCCAATGAACCAACAGGAGCAGAAGTTGTAGTGCTGTTAGCAGTAATTGCAGTAGTCAAGAAGTATAGTCCAGCAGTTAAGTTGGATGCGGCTGCGCTTCCAGTTGTTTGAACAGTATTTGCAATAACGCCGCCGTTAAAAACGGACGCGCCACTTACAGTTAAGCTATCAAACAAAGGATCTGCATAAGCAACACCAACAGCTTTGGTATTTGACATAATTTTTCCTTTATAAAACCCGCCCCGAAGGGCGGGATATTACATTAACCAGCGATACGGTAGAACACGTAAGTAGCTGTACCAGTCTTGCGAACACGCCATACGCATGATGAGTTTGCCGCAACAGCAGCAACACCAACCAAAGTACAACCTGTGTTAGCAGTAACAGTAGCAGCGTTAGTGCCACCAATATTGATGATAGAAAAGTCAAAAGAGCTATCAGTTTTCATGCTTGTGAAAGCAGCATCTAAATCAGCGCCCAAAGGTACGGTCAAAGCAACAGCCGCGCCTGTGTAAGTGATGATGCCAGATGTGAGTTCAGCAGCAGTTAAAGTTGCAGCAGCAGTTTTTGCGGTAGGAGCAACTTGAGTACCAAGGAGAACTTCGGATAAATTGCCGTCGCCAACTTGATAACCACCTGCGCCGTTTGGTAATGGAGCTTGAGCCATGATATTAATTCCTTAAAAAATTGATTTAAAAAGCCCCCGCCGAAGCGGAGGCAATTAGGTTTAACCCCAGATACGGCAAGCCATTGCTGGACGAATCGCACTGTAGCCATAGAGAACGTCAATACGGCAAGGTAAACGGTCGTTATTGATGTCGTACTGACGTACAACACGCATAGAGATACCGTTATGAACTTGACGTGAAGCCATGTCCACACCTTGTGGCAACAACAAGTCAGCGGTCGCAAAAGTGATCGCATCTTTGTGGTAAACCAAGTTTTGAGCGTACTGGCTAGCAGCGGAACCCAACATTGTTACAACAGCGTTAGCTTGTGGGAATGAGTTAACAGTCGCCAAAGCATTTGCTGAAGTGTAGATCGCTGGGCTAACTGCCAAAGTTGCAGTAGAAGAACCAGAAGTAGCAGCAGTTACAGTGAACTGTTGCAAGCTACCTGTTGACTCACGTGTTTGTGGGTTAACAGCGTAAACACCAGCGATTGTAAATACATCGCCTACGTTCCAAGTCTTGCTTGAACCAGTGAAGCTGATAGCAACAGAAGTAGCACCTTCAGTAGCAACAGTTGTAGTTACAGTGATAGTTGTACCCCAGTCACCCGTTGTGTGTTGCTTGATAGATTGGCTCATGTTGATTTCTTCAAAGCCCAATACACCCATACCCATCATGCCATTCTTGAATTGACGGCTGATTGTGTCTGTAGGATTAAACAGGCCTTTCATGCCTTCAACCAAACCTGCGTTAGCTGCTGGGTTAACAGTAGCGTAACGTGGGGACATAACGGCAGCGTTTTCGTTCAACTTTTGTTGAGCTTGTAACAGCACCAATGAAGTAGAAGGAGTTGTGCCAGGTGTACCAACTGAGCTATAGATAGACTTGTAGCTGTTTGCTACGTCTGCATCAATAGAAGAAGCCAACTGAGAGATACGTGGTTTCAAAACACGCTCTGCAAAGTCATCTAACTGCATTGTCAATTCAGCAGAGGTGAAGTTAACACCAATGTGCTTTTGACTAGCAACAGACAAAGTTGTGTACTGTTCGTTGTCGTCTTGAACTTGCAAGGCGGCACCGTCAGTTACCAAAGCGCGGTCTGGTAGGCGGATACGGAGAGTAGAACCAATTTTTGCGCCTTCAACAGCGAAAGAATCGTCATACTGGCGGTTTACGTTACGTGTTAGAACAAGATTATTCTCAAGGATCTCAAGAGCCTTGCGTGTAATCATGTCAATCGTTAAGATCGAGTTAGACATTTTAGTTTCCTAATAAAAAATAGTTAGCGGTTTCTCTGCGCTTCGTACTTCTTGATCTGGCGTTGGCGTTCAGCTTCAATCCACTCTGATGTACTCATACTCTTGATAGAGCGAGGATCAGTTGTGTCTGTCGTTGAAGATCCAATGGATCTTGCCGTAACCGGAGCAATTGGTGCTGGGGCGCTCGAAGTTTTCTTTACAACTGGGTTATCAGCTAATTTAGCCTCAATTTTCCCTAATTCTTTGGCCTGCTGGAGTGGTGATAAACGAGAAATACGTTCAGCTTCTTTCGGATTAGACCCTAGGTAATAAGCCATATCGGGGCCAACTTCGGAAGATTGAATCGTTTGAGCCATCTCGTTAGTAATTGGAAGTTTGGGGTTGTACGCAACTTGTTCAAAGTCATCGTATTTATTCCGCGCTTCTTCTTCTTTATCGTGATAAGACTCAATGATCTCAGACTGCGCTCTAGCTTGTTCGCGCCTAGCAAGCAATTCTTCTGCCTTACGTTCTGCCAACAAGTCAGCATATTCTTCAGGTGAAGCAAACTGCTCAATCGGCGGGATTTCTACTGGGGCTTTTCGAGCTTGTGATTCTGTCGCTCTAGCTGCCTGTTCTCTTTCCCACTTACGTTGCTCTCTAGCAAGTCTTTTACCAATAGCTGCGTCCAATTCTTCTTGTGTGAAGGTCTTGGTTTCAACAACTTCTGGCTCTACTGCTTCCGGCGCTATTACTTCAGTTTCAGGTGCAGCCGTTGCCACCTGCTCTGGCGCGGATACTTCCGCTGGTACTACTTCTTGACTTTCGTCCATTTCGATGTTTCCTTAAGAAACCCTGGTGTATCGCACCAGTACGATTTAATGCTTAAATATTAATCGAAGCTACCTTATCTTGGAAAGCTTTAATTCTTTCCTCAAGATTAACACGATCGGTAGCTAATGTATCTTGTGCTGCTTTTAATTCTGCTTGAACTTTAGTTACGGCTTCTTCGCGTGAAGCTAAAGAAGCTTCTTTAGTAGCTAATGCTTTTTCTTTTGCAGCGCTATCAGCAAGCGATTGCTTTTCAGCCGCAGCTAAATCTTTTTCGCGAGCATCTAAAGCGGCTTTAGTAGCTTTAAGATCAGCAGCCGTAGATTTAGCGTCAACTAAAAGCGTGTCAGCTTCAGCTTTTTTGCTTTCAGCATACGCATTAGCGTCAGCAAGCTTTTTGTTTGCTGCATCAACAGCAGTCATTGAGCCTTGACGCTTTTCTAACTCGTCACGCAAAACAGCCATTTTGCCAAGATCAGTAAGAAAATCTTTGGTGAAATATTCAATTAATTTGCTTGAGTCAATGCCGCCGGAGCCGTTAGAAATGTCCATATATCACCTTTAAGCGTAATAGCTAATGTTGAGTTCGGCGGTACCGCCATTGTTAATAAATTTGATGCCTTTTAAGTTGCCATCGTACTGAAGGTTTACGCCGGCAGCCAAAGGCATACCAACAGAACCTGTAGGATCAACGCCATCATCACGCCAACGTACATTACCAGTCAAAGCAGTAATTAACGCAAAAGTAGGTTTTTGATTAAGACCTGTTTTATCTACTGTAGGAACAGTTAGACCTACAGCAGAGCTTAAATCAGTAATTTGCTGATAACCAATACATACGGTTACGGCTTTTAGGTTCATAGACATTAAAATCTCCCTCTTTCCGTTAATGAACGGAGTTTTACATAAAGTTGTTCGGCAGCCTCAATAATACTTTGAAAAAAGCCACCTGCAAAGAATTTTCCATTAAAAAATGGCCCCATTAGAAATTACCCCCGCCAATACTTGCAGAGTTATACCAATAGTTTCCGTCATACATTAATACTTGCCCGCTTGATGGTGTAGTTACTTGAACATCACCTTCAAATTGTCCTAAAGCACCGCCGAAAGTAGGACGCACAAATAAAGACCCAGCGCCTACGTTTGCAGCATTTATGACCGCGCAAACCTGAACTTTGGGGTTTGGTGCTGTTGGAGGATACTTAGTTAAACCGCCTGCGACGGTTGGATTTAAATAAAGAAGTTGTCCATCTACCCAGTTTTCAGCGCCGCCTCTTGTGTCAATATCTCTTACTAACCCAAAAGAAGTAATGTATCCAAAAGAATTAGTGGCTATGTCTTGAGTTGCAATTCCCATTACATAGAGTGAAGTTTCAGCCGTTAAACCTGTTGCTGGCGCCGCTTTTAATACGCCACTTCCACCTACAGTGCCAGTAAACATCACTACTTGGCCATTGGTAATATCAGCAGAAGCTCTTACTCTATAATATTGTTCTTCGCCAATTTGCTGAATTACATCGCCGCCGTCCATTATTAGGTTAAGTGTTTTGATACCGTTAGTAGAGTCCCAATACAAAGAACCAGCAGCCGTTGGTATAGTTTCAGGCGTCGTATCAAAAGTAACATAATCGGGGGTAGAAATACCGCCTGTAACACCAGTTAAGCTAGTAATATCACTATTTGCGCCTGAGCTAGCTACGTTTTCTAACGCATGATCTGCGTCCCAAGCAAGCGCGCCCGCGGCGCTAAACGTGCCGTCGGCGGGGGTAGTATGGGTGACTTTTGCCATTATGCTAAGAAGCGTAATTTATACAAGGTGGATAGATATAGCTCAATAATGCCGTCAATTAGGTTTTGCATAGGAGTGTCGTCCTTGTCGCAAACATCGTAACGCACCTTTTCAATCTCAGCAAGCTGTGATTCAAGAAATTCAATAATGTTAGCTGTTTTCTTGGCGGACATTAAGCTAATTGGGCCAATCAGACCATGACGACCTTGATATGCTTCGGCAAATGAGTCAGCTAGATCAATAATGTTCTCGTAAAACTTCTGCAAAGCTTTATGTTTTGAGTAGCTACGAGTATTGAGATGAACCGAATGGGTTACATCACGAGCTAGGAAAAATAATCCTACAAAATCGGCTGCTTTCATTGTGGCATCCCTTCAGGTGGCATTTGCTCAGGAGGCATACCTTGAGGCGGCATTGGTTGGCCTTGTGGCTGCTCCATTTGCTGTTCTCTTTGTTCTTCTTCCTGCATATCCATCGCAGTATCGCGTTGCATTTCGTTTACTAAGTCGCCGTTTGTCATCATGCCATGTACGGTACCCAACACAATGTCTTGGATCTGTTCAGGTGACATAGACGCTTGAACCGCAGCCAAACGCTTGGTTTCAGCATCAAATAGCTTGATTTGGGCTTCAAAATCTTTACGTTCCAAGTCTTGCATTTCAATGGATTTACCCACGTTAGCAAGCATCTGGTGCATACCTTCCATTTCTTGAGCCATTGCTTGCATTTGTTGTTCAGCAGCTTGCAATGCAGGGTCTTTATCACCTGTTTCAAGAATCTTAGGATCAATCGTTTTAGCCAAACGCTTAGACATCTCTTGGGCGCCAGGCCAATCCATATTTTTAACAAACAAGTCGCCAGCCACTTTCCACAACTCAGGATTACCTTGAAGGATCTGAGCCATAGCTTCCATCGCTTCTTGACGTTTGGTCATGTAGCCTGGGCCAGTAGTAGCAACCACATCGTAGATACCAACGCTAGGGTTGTAGACTTTTTCAATCACAATACCTTGCTGATCTACAATTTTCTTAACTGGTTCAGGTTGGTCAGGGTTTAGCTTAACCATTGACACTTCACCATCTACACCTACGATGCGAGCAATACGCGCAGTGTCGTAAATCTTAGGAATCAGGTCGATTAATTGACGAGTTGCAAAGCGAATCGCTTTAGTCAGGTTGTCGCCGTAGTGGAATGTACCCACATCGCCCTGGCGTTCGCGGGCAAGAATAGCTTTCCCCGAGCGTTCGTTGCTTGTGGCACCTAAGCTCGAGTCATACTGTCCAGTAGTGGACTTGATATCGTCGGACGCGCCCATTTTGGCTTGGATAAGACCAGTTTGTGCCAAAGGAGGGGGAGCGCGTTGTGGAAGTGGCAATGTTGCGCCCATTCCATCTGTAACATCAGGATTAACTTCCAAATACGGCCAATTGGTCGTGTTTGCAGTTTTCCATTGCTGTTCGTAGCCTTCAAATTGACCGCCGTAACCAATAAACGGTGCTTTTGGAGCCAATGCAAGCATCTCAGCTTCTTGAGATACCCAGTAGTTGTACATACGTTGCGCATCTTTGGCATTTCTTACCAAACCTGACACATAAATACGGCCATCTACTTCAAATTCGTTGCCGATTACACGGATCACAGGGATCCATTTGCCAGCCCATTCTTGTTCTTGTAGCACTTCATAGCCGTTGGACTTCATCCACATGACTTTTTTGACGTCTACAGTGCGAGTCTTAATGGGTTTTAAGCCCATTTCTTTCATATTTTTATCTTCAGGGCTGCCATCGTAGAACGATTGGTTGCCTGGGTACAAATTTAGTTTAGTTGGGATATGTTTGTAGTAAAAATACTCAACAATACGAATTGTGTTCTCGTCGATCCACTGAGATAAGGACGCATCGCCTACACCTTGGGACATGATTGACGTAATCGGTGCTGCGTCAGGGTATTGACGCTCGTATTCTTCTTTTTCTAAGTCTTGGCTAATGAAACACCATTCAGCGTCTTGCCCCGCGGGGTCTTGGATCATCGGATCCATGTAAACGCTGAACGCGTTACGAATACGGCCTAGACGGATGTCTTGATCGAATGAATCATCGTAGCAAAACTCGGTCAGAATACGGAAATAGCCTTCGCCGTAGGTCACTTGGTTTTCGCAAGCGGTGTCATACACCACATCGGCGTCAGACATATACTCGATATGGCGAACCATACCTTCAAAAATCTCTGCTACTTCAACGTCGCCTTTGTCATCCGCAGGAATTACTTTTCCAGAGGGTCGGTTCTGACGTTGTTCGTTAGTAACCTGTTTGACGTGCTGAGGTAGTTTGTTAATAGTAAGGCAAGGTCTTGCGTTGATGGTCTGCCCTTGAACAGATCCGCGAGTTGCCAATACGTCAGCAGGCCACTGCCATTGGTTGTCCGGAGATCCAGCCATAAACCTTAAATCGTCAAGCTCGTCCTCACGGGACTCAGAGTAAGCAGACATCGCCATTTGGAAACGATGGCGCATGGTGGCAAGGGCGTCTGACTTATCTTCAGGCGTAGTAGTAGGGTTGCCCCCTACGTCGGCTACTTTGCCAACGATATTCATTGATGACTGGTCATAGCCCATAGCTGTTATTCTTTCTTACGTTGTCTACACCTGGTATAGCCTGTAAATTCGATGGAACGTGTAATCCAGACACATATTTTCCGCGTAATGGAATTATATGGTCAACGTGCCAAGTTGTCCCAGTTATTTTAGACTGTAGTGTAGCAAGTTTGTAAACATTTGCAATTCTTTCGCGGTCTATGTCAGTTAACCAAGTAGGTGTTCTTTTAGCTTCACGATAGTTTGTTGTCCATAAATTGCGTTTTGCACGGTTATTTTTTATGTACTTGCGTGTGTGTAAATACGATTTTTCAAGATTGCTTTGCCGCCATTTTTTGTTTTCTTCATAAACTTTTAGTGGGTTTTTAGCTTTAGTTCGTTTTGCGGCGGTGTTCCCGCACGCGCAACACGTTTTATTGCCTGTATAGCGCTCTGCTATATGCCCGTGTTTACAAGGTTTTCCGGTGAAATACCGCGTTAAACCTTGTAAAAGCGCGTTTTTGCGTGCGATCAATCTAATATTCCAATAATGTCAGTAGACCGCATCATCAAATAATCTTTATTCTCATAAACGACTTTTTGACCGCTATGCTCACCAAATAATACGTGGTCGCCGACCGCTACATCCATTGGCTCTAAGCCGCCTTTTGGTAGTTTTTTACCCTCGCCAGCGGCGACAATAACGCCGCTAAACAGCTTGTCTTTTGGTAAAACAATTAAGTCGGATAGCTTCTCGTAATCTTGCTCAATTAGCACACAGTTATTTAAAGGACGCATCATTTTTTGCTTTTACCCTTTGCGGCTTCTCTTTTAACGGCGTATGCAATAGCTACACTTTGTTTAATTGGTTTGCCACTTTTGACCTCGGCGGCCACGTTCTTACGGAACGCTTCTTTACTGGTTGATTTTTTGAGTGGCATTTTATGATCCCATCCATGAGTTAAAGGCAGCGCCTTGTGATTGGTACGATGATTTACGGATTGTAGTACGACTTTCCCGATGTGCAACAGGAAACGCAAAGGTCAGCGCAATAGCGTCTGCCGAGTCAGGTGACGCCAAACCCCGCGCCTTCATGTCTTTCTTGCTTTCCAAGAAGATTGCACCCTTAGAGTCAGGCTTCATCAGTGGTGAGATGAGGTCAGTCTTGAGCGTCTTGCTTGGCGGCACACTAGCATTTTTAAGCCATTCTTTCATTGATCCCCATATCTGGGCGCGTAAGTTGCCGTACATCATGGGGTTGCGTGACTTGTTTGCAAAGTTCACACCCCTAATCTTGTAGCGTTGTTCCTTGAGGCGGTCAACCACCCCCGCGCCAAGACCACCCTCGTCGATGGCTACTACCGCTGGGTTGTACTGGTCGATCGCTTCGATGACATGACCGACTACCGTCATGGTGTCATCACCTTTGAACTTACGAAGTTCCACGATATCTCTGCCTTGCCGGATGGCGATAACTGTCGAGTCACTACCAAAGCGGGCTGGATCAACGCCGATGACGATGGGCGCGGAGTCATCTTGCCATTTCTCCCGTTTCATAGCGTCGTCAACTAGGGATGATGGGATGAACTGATCGTCGCCTTCTGAGGGGAACGAACCGTACACCTCAACGTGCGCCTGGTACGAATCAGCGCCGTATTCTTCAATAATCTGGTTGTATACGTTCTTGTCGGTGCCTTCGACATCTCTAGCGTCAACTTGCCGAGATTGCCAAAAGTCACGCTTGCTACCCTCGATCGCTTCATAGAAATAGCCTGTATTGCGACGCGGATTGGAGAAACAACACCAAAAACGGTTGGGCGTGTTTTCAGTAAAGAAGCCTGATGTCACCGCCCAGATAGAGTCGTCAATACCTGACGCCTCGTCAAACACGACCATTACCCCATCGTAGTTATGCACACCGGCGAACGCGTCGGGATTCTCAGCCGACCACAGTCTGCCTTCCAAGTTCCAATAGCGTGTGCCTTTCTTCAGATCACGCTCGACCAACTCGGTCAGCCATTTGGCGGGCATCACGCGAGTTGCGCTGATCTCCCACCAGTGGGTGTTGATCGACATGGACGACCACTTAGTAATCTCAGCCCAAGTCACTGAGCGTAGCTGTGATTCGCTGTTAGCAGACACGATGACTGTCGAGCCGATGCGGGTTGTCATCATCCATAGCACTAACCAAGACACTAACGCCGACTTGCCAATACCACGACCAGAGGCAATGGCTAGGCGCAGTACGTCAAAGTCAACCTTGCCGTTGTTGCTTGCGATGTGGGTTGCTAAGTCTTGTAGTACCTGGCGTTGCCATTTGCGTGGGCCAGCGAAATGTTCAAGTGGCGTACCCTGTTGCCCCCAAGGGAAGGCAAACATCACAAACGCTAGCGGATTGTCTTTGATGGCTGGTGACCATAACCGCGCCATGAGTTCTTGTTCATCTTGCGCGGAGTAGCGGGTAGTTTGCATTAGGCTGCTTTGCGTTTCTCTTTGGTTGGTACTTCTTTAAATTCGACTGTCTGTGGTTGCTCATCTAGCGTGAGGGCGTCGATGACTCTTGACTGCGCTTGCTCGAGAGCAGCGGTGATGGAGATGCGCTGTTCAACGTCGATGGAGAGTTGCTGTTTGGCAACCCAGCCGTGCTGGTGCTGGAGGACGGCGAGTGCGGCTTTAGCGTCGCCTTCTTTTGCAGCAAGATGCAAGACTTCAGACATTTCGCGTTCACCTTCTGCTCTCCCTTTGAGTTCAGCGTATTCCGCAATCGGGTCAAACAAGATCAGTTGCCTGTATTCGGTAGGCGTCATTCCGGCTGCTAACGCCAACGAGTCGCCCTTGAGGCCGAGCTTGGCGGCTTTCATTATGGCTTCGAGCCGTGCTTCGGTGGCTTCGAGCTTGCGAGGTTCGTAGTGGAAGCTTTGGAACATATCGGGAGTGTAACGGATTTTTTGAAAAATAAAAATTAAAAAATTTGTAAAGTTTTTGCCAAAGATTGTAAAGAAGGGGGCGCGAGATTGTAAATAAAAAATAAATTGTTCACGAGTCCTACCTGCTCACACTCCCCCTCCGCCCGGCCCTACCCGGGGGCTATCAGCTAGGAGTCAAAATTCTATAGGTTAGTAGCCACTAACTTTTAGCTGGTAGTTGTTTGGCTCCAAGATTAAAGGCCGCCTAGTTATGGGTCAGATTGTCAAATTGTCACGCGGATTTAATCGGCGGGCGCGGAGGCTGGCGGGCTTATGGGTCAAATTGTCATTTGCCTAGATATAGGTCAAATTGTCATTTGTATTTTGTTGACGGCTTTTTCCTTTTTGCGTGGGAATTCCCCGAGCAGCGGGCGCGAAAATATAGGTCAAATTGTCAAATTGTCACGCCAAATAAATCGCTGGCTTATAACATTCCCCGTAAAAACCTATACAAATATACAAATTCATAGTATCTATCTAAAAAAATGACAATTTGACCCATATCAGCCTTTAAGCTTGATTCTATATAGCTCCGATATGGGTCAAATCGCCCCAAAACTTTGACCCATGTTTTGACAATTTGACCTAGGTTTTGCCCTTTGTTGTTTATTTTCCTAAAAGTGTTGCATTGTGTAAATAAATCCTTTACACTAAATACATCGGGGCAATTTTGCCGCCGATTTAGTCAAATAAAGGAAATAAAACGATGCGTACTCTCACAAAACAACCTACAAAACTGGATATTTTAGGCGCTTGTATTCTCGGCGCTATCATCGGCGCAATGATCGCCGTCGCTATTTTGGGAGGGTTTTAATATGAAAACCAAATATTCAAGCAATAGCGAATTAGTGCATATTTGGGCCAATAATTCAGACCCTACTATTAATAAAAGCGCAAATTCGATGTCATGCCAATTTGACCGCTTGTTTTCTTATAGCACTTGTATTGCTGAAATTGTAGGCAATACAGTAATACTTAATACTTGCTCATATAGCAATACAACAAGTAAGCATCAGAGTTATGCGAGAGGCGCCGTTAGGCACCTGGATACTATTCGCTTGCCTTTTTCTGGCTATAACCATTCAACACTTGTGCTAGGCCAGGATAGTTTTAACCGCGTCGCCGAAGTATGCCTAAAGGATGTCGGCCATTACTTAGTAAAGGCTAGCCGCTCACGTAAACACGCCGATTCATACAAGGCCGAAGCTTTAAGCATTGTAGAAAATCTCAACAAATACGCCAATTTATTAGATTTAGAATTTTCGGCGCCTGATTTATCAGAGCATCAAGCGGCCGCGCTTCGGGCGGATAAAGTGCGAAAAGAGCAAGATAAGATTTGCAAGGCCGAAAAGATCAAACAACAAGCCGAAGATTTAGTGAGATGGCAAGCCGGCGAAGATGTACGCACTTATTTTGAGCGCACGGCTTTACGTATTAAAGGCGATCAAGTACAAACAAGCCGCGGCGCGAATATCCCCGTGGCCGATGCAATCAAATTGTGGCCTTTATTGTTGCGCGTTAAAAACAGCGGAAAAACGATGGAGGCCGGCTTACATTCGATCAACTTAGGCCCTTATCGCTTCAATTCATTCGATGGCCAGACTCTCATTGTCGGGTGCCATTCGATCGCGTGGGATCAACTGGCCTTGATGGCCGAGCAATTAAACCTAACAGAAAAGGCGTAAACAAAATGAATAAGATCAATTTTTACCTAGAATCACGCCTTGCGGCCGTTAAAAAACGCGCCGCGGAATGGTCAAAACATAATCCAGATGGCGCTTATAAAAGCGCGCTAGATCATCAGGTCAAATATAAGCGCAAGGGATGGATTAAATATGATTCGGCCAATGATTATGACGATGAGGGCAATTTGCGGCTTTATTCGCTCGATGGCTATGACGCGACGGCCCTAATAGATCTAGGCCGCCGTTATTTTGACTATACCGGCTATTATGCCGATAGTTTTCAGATGGAATTAGTAAAACCCTACATTGTGAAGATCAAGGCCGGCAAAAAAGGCGTATTTATCGCGCCCGCGATTGCGTACAGTGATTGCGATATAGCCACGATTTACTTTAGCCGTGGCCAGTTTGCCCCGAATGATTCGCAAGATATCGAGCATGATCGCGCGGCAATGGAGGCCGCTAGAATCGCCGATTCGCTAGCCGATAGCGCGGCCCGCGATAGCCGAGAGGCCGACGCGCAATTTCAAGCGGAGCAGGAGGCCGAGCAATTAGCCGAAGATATTAAGGACGCCCGCCAGACGGCCCGCGGCTTGATCGCGGCTATCAAGGCCCAACGCCGCGCGGGAATTGATCTAGGCGGAGCTATATGCGACGCGTTGACCGATAAGCTTAGGGAATACCGGCGCCAGATTCTCAAGGCCCGGGAGCGCCGCGAAGCGCTAAAAGAAAACTATTGGCTAGCCGTGGAGGGTTATTAATATGTATCGCGTCATTTATACAACTTATCTAGGCGGCATCGAATCGCAAGCTTGCCGCCGCTTCAGTAATGCTCACAAGGCTAAAAGCTTCGCCCGCTTAGTTAACGGGACAGTAGAAAAGAGGGTCAAATTATGATTGCGGCGCTATTTTTGGCCGCCTTGGCGGCTTTGTTTGTTTTAATTTGGGAGCTATAGCGCTTTTAAGCGCTCAAATAAATTGGCCCGCTATACGCGGGCCTTTTTTATTACTTGACGCGTACCAATTGGGGCGCCGGGGTTGATTCTACGGCCCGCCTTAGCTCTGATTTTTTCAAGCTTTCATACACGCTAGGCGCGGCGAATATATGCTTTTTACTTGGGTAATCATGCGACGCAAGGCGCCCGCAATCAATCCAGCCCGCTTCTTTAAGCGCGTGTAAGAGTGCAGCCTGTGGCACCTTTACGCCGCTAGGCGCGACACCGGCCAGACGATCGCATAATGAATGGAATGGCGAACCAATAACGCCCGGCGCGA